TAATTCTCTGGCTGTTTGAATAGCGTCACTCATGTTAGCAATTCCACGCCCGAAGGCTTTTGTTAATCCGTGAATTCGGATCGTTGGCGGTCTTGGCAGAGGTCAGTTTCTTTTTCATGCCACTCATCCTTGCACAGAAGGAGTCGCGCCGTGAGCCGCCTTCCGGCTGGGGAGGTTTCAAGTTCATGCCTTGCGCTTTCGCGGAGGCCCGACCCTTGGCGTTCAAGCCGCCCTTCTCGGACTTGCCTTCTTTCCTCTGCCATGCTGGACTCTTAGCCATAGAACACCGTCACTTTTGCAGAAGTCGGCAATGTAACGTGAATATCTGTTGTAAACAGAATTCCTTCGCCGGGAATCAAGTTGGCAAAAGGGTTGTTGGTGTTTGCGGGAATATTAAACTGCAACAGAATAGTGCCTGCAGCGCCACCGTCGCGGAAAATAATATCGCCAGCTGTACCGCCAGACAAACACTGATAACCCTTTAAACGGTTACGACCAGACACCATAGTGCCAGTAGCTTCAGAGTGAACGGATTTAACGTCTGTTTGCATCGACATAATCAATCTCCTTTAAAAACGGGGCCGAAGCCCCTTGGGTTGATTAGCTCAGAGCAGCGCCAACAGCGGTAACCCAAGCAGAACCAGTAGAGATTACGAGGCAGTATTCGTTGTTACCTGCGCCATTGTCGCTAATCAAACGGACTTGACCAGCATTGCCAGCGGCAGCGGTAGGCAAAGCAGAAGTCAAAATAGCAGGCAGATCAACAAAAGAAGAAACAGTAACGCTATCAACTGAAGTAGCAGGGCCGATAGTAGATGTAACTGTAACTGCGCCGGTAGTTGCGCTAACTGAAACAGTTTCAAAGCCGTTCTGCGAGCGAACTGGGCCGTTAAACGTGGTGTTTGCCATGATTATTCCTTACATACAAGTTAAGTGCATCAATCGGTATGTCGTCTGCCGGGACAGTTTGATGCACCGGAAAGCCCGGATTGAAAGCAATATACAACAAAAGAAAAAGGGGCACAAGGCCCCTCTTCAAATATTTCCGAAGAAATATTAGGCTCCGGGTGAACCAAAGATACCCAGTGGGTCAGACACGCCGAAGCTGTAACGTTCGCGGGCTTTGTAACGAACGTTACCTGTGTCGAAATCACCGTCCATGCCAGTAGACATGGGGGTACGAACGAAGTGCTTCAAACCGTTAGGCACGTCTGTCAACAGGAACCAAGCATTGGTGTCTGTCAAGTAGTGGTTTACAGTGTAGCCTTCGGGGATAGAACCATTGTTCTTCAATGCGTTGATATCATTGTCAGCTGTAGAAACGCGGAGTTCGGTTTCGAGCAAACGTGTAGCAACGAACATCAAAGAAGGAGGAACAACCAACTTCTTAGGCTTAGCGGCAATCAGCAAGCTACGCTCATCTGTCCAAGCAGCGATCTGAATGACGGCATTCTCAAGAGAAGTCTCGTTCAAGTCGGCAGGAGTAGAAGGACGGTTGCTGTTAGTACCACCGGAAACCAAGGGGTGTGCTGTAGAGCACAACACTTGACCGTCGCCGTATGTAGGGCCACCAGCGAAAGCGTTGTTCAGGACGAAAGCGGCCTTAACTTGCTTTGTGTAAGCCATACCGCGGGCCAGAGCCTTGGTATAACGTGAAGACAGGCTGTCATACAAGTTATCTTCCACAGCTTCCTCTGTGATGGAGAAGCCCATCGCAATGGTTTCGTGGGTGTAACGTGCAGTCCATGCTTCCTGTGCATTGTCATAAGCGATGGCAGCGCCCTCGTTCTTGACTGGTGCAGCAGCAAAGCCAGACAGCTTTGTCTCTTCTTCGAAGCTACGCTCAGATGACTCTGTTTCGTAGATTTCTTTGTGCTCTTCGCCGTATTTAGCGTACTCAAGACCGAACAATGCGTTCAAGCCGGGGAGCAATTCTTTGAGCAGTTGTGCGCGTGAAATAGCCATGATTTAGCTCCTTAGATGCCAACGGCGTTAGTGAAAGCGGAAGCGCCGGGATTGAACTTAACAAACACTTCAGTGTAAGTATCGGTCAATGGGGAAGCGAAACCAATAATCTTAAACGCAGCGGCAGTAGTAACTACTGTGCTTTCCAAGGCGCTGGTAGAGTTACCTGTACGGGTGTTACCTGTAGAAGTAGACTGTGCAGCAGCAAAGAAAGTGTTTGCGCCAAGAGCGGCTTGAGTAACTTGACCGTCAAGCTGAGCTTGAAAAGTCACGTTAGGGTCAGTGATAACGTAGGCTGTAATAGGACCGCCGTTAGCTGTACCAGAAGGATAGTACTGACCGTAAATCTGTTGACCTTGCGCGTTAACGTAAGAGCAACCGACAAACACGCCCCAAGCACCCATACTGTCGCCACCAAGGTTGTTGGTAGTTAAGTCTGCGCCGGTAGCGGTGGACAGAGCGATATAACCGTCAGCGCCAATGATAACTACTTGTCCAAAAAACAAGTTAGTTGCTTCACCAGCGGGGTCGATTAGGAACTGACTCGTAGCGCCAGCATAGGGCATGCCGTCGTTACGATTGATGGCTCGTAAGCCATAGGGGGTATTGGTCATTGACATTTAAGTCTCCAAAAAAATTAAGTACCTTTTCCGAAAGTGACCGTGGACTTACGTTCTTTGAACATAGGCATCCTCGGATCATTCTCGCGCATGTAAGTGTTGTCTACTGACTGCATCTGAGCCTCCGACTGTCGTCGATAGTAATCATTCCGCTGTTCAGTAAGCTCCACAGGTGTTTTGCAAAGCAACAAACCGCCCACTTGAATGCTGTCAGGAAACTTGGCATTGCTGTCAGAACCAAACAAACGAATCTCAGGATGGTCGGAAGCCTTAACGGGTTCCCAGCCTTCGCGTAACTTTCCAGAAATGTTAGTGGCGTCGTCTTTACCTAAAGAAGCAATCCTGATCCAGCGAAACGCATAGCCATCTTCCGGGTTAGGGTCAGGCAGAAGTTGAGGGGGCATCCACTGCTTGGGGCGCTCCATCTTCTCGCGGGTATCAAGTTCACGGGTCATACGGTTAGTCTTTTCCATTTTCATTTCCTCATTTCTTCAGCAACCTTACGGGCGTATAGTTCCAGTGGAACTCCCAACCGCTTGGCGAGATTCACCTGTGTCTGCGTAAGCACGATCTTTTTAGGCGCTGTGCTACGGGTTGCAGGTGCAACAATGTTGGATTTAGTGCGTTGAGGTTTCGCATCAACGGACTCTTCGGCTCCAAACTGATCCGAGAATCTTTGCCTAATGTCAGAGTCAATACGTCTATAGTACTCATCACTGCCACTTGGAATTCCTTCACTCACCAAATCTTCATGCAAGCCTAGAGCATAGGCTGTCATACGCTTGTTGCTTCCAAACCACTGATTTTGGTCTTGCCATGCAAGTAGTTTTTCATCAACCGACGCAGCTTTGGTGGGCTGTTGGGTGATTTGTACAGGAGTTTCTTCTTCCTGTAAAGGGGTGGGTTTAAAATTATTTACTTTATCTGCACGAATCTTGGCAATAGTCAAAGCTTCTTGAGCCTCAACTAACTTGTCAGAATCGCCAGACTCGTAAGCTTCTTTGTACATACGCTTAGCGGTCTCGACCTCATTAGAGACCACCCGCTTAGCTTGTTCCAAGAGAGCCGTTTGGTTCTGATTGACAGAACCTTTGAGCTTTTTGTTCTCCTCAAGCACGGCTTGCGCCAAGCGAAGAGCCTCTTCTTTTTCACGTTCTGCCGCTTCTTTAGCACGGCGTTCTTCGTGATAGCCCTTGGTAAAGTGCTTAATGCGCTTTTGTACACCCTCATCGTACTTGGCCAATTCCTCGTCTGTTACCTCTTTGGGAGGCTCAGCCATGGGCTTGCGACCACGATCTTCAGCGGGTGTGTCGTCTACGACTTCAATCTCAGGCTTACTCTCACCTTCGACTTCAAAGTCAATTTTTTCCTCAGCCTTAGCATTGCTGCTCTCAACTTCATCAGGAAATTTAAATTCTTCTGTAGCCACGGTTTACTCCTTAGTTTGGACGTTGGATACCACGAGGGTCTTGCACAACAGCCTGAACAGAATCGTCATTTATGAGTCGCCACTCTGTACCATGAATCTTCATGCGGGTTCCAGTGTTGGGTCTAACCAACACAAAGTCACCAACTTTGCAGCTTGGACCAGATGGGAAACGGGCCGGATCTTTGAACGCGTCAGGGCCAATCTTTGCAACAAACAACACGGGGGAGAGAAGCTCCTCGTGATGCATCGCAGTGGCTGACTTCAAAATGCCGGTTTCACTAAATTCCTCTTCTGCCTTGGGCAACATACACAGTAAGTGATACGTCGCTGGGTCCGGCACTTGTTTGGCTTTTTCTTCGGCAGAGGTATTGAGCACCCCACTGAGATCAACCGCACTAACATCAAATTCACTCATCTTCATATTCCTTAGTTTTTCGCACGAGGTCAGCAAGTTCATACTGCGCGGTTTGCAGACCCCGGATAGTCCCGCACAGTTCTTTGTAGTGGTCGTGGGATTTAGCTCCACCACCACTGACAACATCGACCAACTGCTTGACGTGTTCATCAAGCTTACTGTTTAACACCTCAAGCAAGTTAGCCATCATTCATCCTTCATAGGTTTGTTTGTCTGCATCGCCGCACGTCTAGCAGCTTCTTCAGCATGACTTAGTTTCTGAGCATGGACATGCCCGCCGTGAGCCATCTTCTGTTGGTGTGCTTGCTGCTGCATCTGCATGGCTTGTTGCTGCTGAGCTTGCGCCTGCTGCAACTCCGCTCTCTTAGCCGCCATCTCTAGACCGTGCAACTCTTGAGCTTGAGCAATCTCTTGCTGTAGTCGCATCGCTGCCATCTGTGGATCTTCTCCAGTTCTAGCCGCGCTCTCTTGCGCCTTGAGTGACAACTCCTCAGCCTTGAGCTGCAAGTCACCCTTGACCTTGAGCTGTTTAGTCTCTGCATCTTTTGCTTTGATCTGCAACTCTTGCATCTGCATCTGAATGATCGGATCCTGCGCCTGCTGCTGAGCTTGTTGCTGAGCTGCTTTGGCCTTGTCCATCTGGAGCAACTGTGTCGCAGCTTGAGCCACAAGTTTAGAAACCTGCACTTCAACCTGTTCATCCAACTGTGCATCTGGTGCAGGTAGTGTTGCGCCCAACTGCTCTTGAACTTTCTGACGATACGCAAACGCCAAGTGTTCAGCCACGTGAGCCATGATCGCGCCCTGCATCTGCTGAGCCATGGGACTCTGACCAATCTGACCCATGATGAGCGGGTCCTGCATCATGCTGGTGTGAACAGCAATGTGTGCATCGTGGTCCTGATAGATAAACGCCTTTGTAGGTTTACCAGTCAAGAACGACATGTTCTCCGACACTGGATCACGCGGAGTCTGGTCATCATCAACCGGCACTAACTTCTCTGCATTCTTGATACCCAACACTTCAATCATCTGACGGTGCAGTTGTGGCAAGTCATAAATCTGCGGAGCACCTTGAGCCAGCTGAATTACCGCCTGATACTGCATGATGCGCTGAGCCATCGTTGCACTGTTGGGATCGCTCACTGGAATAACAGACACCGTGTCGTAGTCAGCCTGCTTTGCTTTACGATCTCCTTCAACTGGATCGAAGCTGTACTCTGGTGGTGTGTGATCGCGAATAATGTCACGCAGAAGCTGGAACTCCTGCTTCATGCTGTAGTGCACGCGGGCTTGAACCGCAGACATTGTCTTCAACTGTCTTTCAAGCAGTGCAAGCGTTGTACCGACAGGCGCGTTAGCGCTCATGTCCGACACGTTCATGTCAGCAATAGAACCTAAGCGACGACCTTCTTCAGTGATGCGATCAAGCAACCCCGCCAAAACTTGACTTGGTTCTTTGTATGGCAGAGCCATGATGTTGTCACGCACTGAACCGCTTGGTACGTCCACATCGCGGAACTCGCCCGGAGCAATCGGTGTATCGTCTCCCTTGATGCGCAGACCTCTAGTCTTCAAACCACCGGGCAAATTGCTCAACGTACCAGCGTCAACCAGCTGCCTGATGATGGACGTGCCCGCGCGTGCGTAGCCACCGATCAAATGAATCAAACCTAAACCATACGCACCAAAACCGGGGACGTATGTGTACTGCACAAAGTGCTGGCGCTTGAGTTTTTTCTTGTCGTCTTCTTCCCAGTTGCGACGAATAGCCAACACTGTATTAGTACCGCGCTCAATTGTGATGATGTATGGCAGTGCAATACCGTCCTCATCCTCATAACCGGCCAAGTCGTAGTCAATATGCACTTCCAAGACTTGATAGCGGTCGTCGTCTGTCAGTGAGTAACCCTGATCTTCCGCTTTCTTTTTCTCCACATCTGTGTGGATAGATACTGGCTCGCCCAGCTCTTCATCACAATAGAAACCCGCAACCTGCAGTTTCTTCATTTCATTCTTGGTCTTACGCATCACATGTGTAAGCCGCTCCGCCGTGTTCGCACTAGACGCGCCGTACGGAATAATGATGTCTTCAGCAGGGATGAACATCGCCACTTGACGACCAAGCGACGGGTCAAAGTACACCTTCTTGAACGCAGCGCCCGCTAGTCCAAGGTTGTACAACATGCGCTCATGCTCGGGGCGATACTCAGTCATCACCTCGGTGAGCTGGTAGTTCATGTCATCTCTGACACGCTCCGCCGCCTCTTCTTTAAGTTTATCAATTGCGCCGATGATCTCGGTTTTGACCGGACCCTGAGCAGGGAACGTCTCAATGATAGTCTCACTTTGGAACCGTACAGCAGCCTCTGTGAGTACCGTTGAGAAAACACCGCATGCACCGAGCCACGGTTCAGTACGCTCTTCATACTTCATTCCCAAAACGTCTAGACCTTTGACGAACATCTCGACCCACTCTTTACGTGAGTTGATATCTGCATCCACCATCTCGATGATGTCGCTTGCTACTTTTTGTAGCTCGGCTTTGTCCATTTCTTCGGCAAGGTTGGCATCAAAATCCTCGCCCTCTTCACCCTCGGGCATCAGGTCAATCTCCATACCATCAAGCCCAATTCTTACGCCCTCGGGATCCTCGATTTCAATCTCGATCATGGGCATGTCGCCCATATCTTCCAACGCATCTAAACCCAGCGGGGCTTGCGACAGTGAGGGAACCATATTCGTAGCCATATCAATCCTTAGTAGTACGCAGCTTTCTTGCTGCGAAAATATCTCTCTTCTTCAGGCTCATCACTTGGTAAGCGAATAAACCCGCCTTGTCTAAACCGCATGAGCGCTAGTGTTGTTGAGTCAACCAAGTCATCATTTGTGCCCGACGGAAAGTCGTTGCATTCTTCAATAACTTCTCTTGCCCATCTGCGATCCGGTGCAAACACTACTCCTCCTTGGAACAGTGCAGAAACCGCGTTCACCCTTGCGATCTTATCTTGTCCTTTACCCGGAGTAAACTCACCCACAGGCACGCCCATGCGCCTGAACTCTTGGTAAAGCGCTGAACCGTTAGATTTCTTCTCAACAATAAATACATCAGGCTCCCACTCTTTGTACTCTTCAAGCACCATTGCCTTGAGGTCTGGGTACTCCATCCGCTTCTTGATTGAGTTAAGTAAAATAATTGCGTAGTTGTTTGTCTCTTCATTAAAGAACACACCCCACGTCGTCAGCGCGTTGTAGTCAGCTCTGTTGTTGGCTTCTTGCGCCGCATCTAGCGACATGATTGTGAACTCGCATCGGGGAGGATCGTCCTTCTCCCATATCTGCCACCACTCCCGTTTGAGTAGTGCGCCTTCTTCAGAGACAGGGTTCTGCATGTACTGGGCCTGCCAGTACCGGGGGTCCATACCCGCCTTTTTACCCAGCAATTCTTCCAATGACCAGAAGTCTCCCCACAAGGGCTTTTCATTCAAAATGGCAGGAAACTCAACAATCTCCCACTGGTCAACATCTTCCTCTTTGGCCATCTGATTCACGATCATTCCGGTCAAGTCAAGTTTTGACCACCTTGTCATCACTATAATGATAGAGCCACCCGGCATAAGGCGCTGGAGAGGGCCAGACTGAAACCACTCCCAAGCAGGAAGAAATACGTCCGGTCGTCCAGTCTTAGCTTCTTGTTCCGAATGAGGGTCGTCAATAATAAATAGATCAGCGCCACGACCAGCAAGAGCGCCTCCGACACCAATAGCAAAGTATTCTCCGTTGAAATTTGTGCCCCAACGCGACGCCGACTTACTGTCAGCTTGCAATTCGATCTGCGGAAACACGTCCCGATACGACTCAGAACCCACCAAATTACGCACTCTACGGCCAAAATTCACGGCCAAATCAGCCGTGTGAGAGGCCATAATGATCTTTTTATGTGGGTATTTTCCTAAAAACCACGCTGGTGCAAGGTAAGAAATCATCTCTGACTTACCGTGACGGGGGGCAATGTTCACAATAACCCGTCTTTTCTTGCCATTTGCAATGTCTTCGAAGATTTTGGCTAGTCTTTTGTGGTGTGGACCCACTTTATAGCCCGGATATACGTGGTCAATGAAGGTTAAGAAGTCATCTTTACCCACTTCTTGCACGGATTCACTGTCGTACGTCTTCAAAAGCTCCAAAGTATGGATTTTTTGCTCCAACGGCATCGTTGGAAGCGCGTCTTTAATGGCTTTTAGCTGTTCAGGCGTTATCTTCACTGCGAATTACCTTAGCCTGTACGTCAATTGTGCGTTTTTCCAGCTTAGCAAGCGTCTCAAGCAGCTCTTTTTCCACTTCTTCAAGAGATTGCTGCTTATGAGTGACCTCAGTGCGCTTTTTAAATGCATCAACGCCGTCAACATCACCCAATGCCTTGATTGCACCAAGTCTAACGGTACTGTTTGGGTTCTCTGTTTCGGCAACAAGCTTGTTTACTACGTACAACTTGAAGTCTGCCAGCTCCCGCACGATCATATGGTCGTACTCAGCCACCATACCGGCAAGATATGCAATGGTTTCGTTGGGGTAGTTAGCTAAATCAGGTGTTGTTTTATTAGCAACAACCTTTTCCATCAACTCAAGGGCTTGGCCTCGGTTCTCAGGACTAGGTTCAATGGGTTTTCCATTTAGGTCAGAGATCATTTTGACCGTGCGTGCACGCATCTCGATCTCTTCCTTTGGGGAAAGAGGGGGCATAGCCTCAGTGGCTGAGGCTGGTAGCGGAATATCCGCGTCAACATTAGGCATCATCTGCATAAGAGGGAATCGCACTCCTATAAAAGTCAGGTACTAGCCGCTCAATCGCTAGCTTTCGGAAAAAGTCTTTGCACAGCTTTCCCTGAGAAATAAATATACCACATATTTGTAAAGGGTGGTAGGAATCCTACCCGGGGGGTGTTCCTATATTGAGGGGGTGGGGTAAACCCTAGACGCTTTTATTTTTACTTGGCGTCGGGTTAGAAATGCTTGGGGGAATACGTGGTGGTTTGTGTAAGTCTTAGAGTGATGGGGAACACGGGAGTCCCAAAGGCTCAAGTGGGGGTCGGGTATGGGTGGGTCAAACCCGCCAGAACTTTACATTTAACCATGGGATCAGCTATAACAGAACCATGCAGAGCAATAGTGCTGTGCTGTAACAGGAGAGATAGATGTTTAAAGCATTATGGGTTTGGTTGACGCACTACAAAGTGATAGTGCAGTGGGAAGACAAAGCGTTTGTGCACTATGCATACACGATGAACGAGGCGCTCAGTTGGGCGGCTCAATACAAGCTGACTCACACGACAGTGTTGATCGGCATCAGGGGCAAACTAGTCGCGGCTCGCGGCCAGTGGTAAACCGAGGGGCTTCGGCCCCTCTTCTTTAACTAAGGAGAGAAACATGAGTTACGAAATAGAGTACGCTGACATTGAGTCAGCAGAGACAAAGCAAAAAGCTTTGTCTGACATCAAAGACTATTGGGGCGCAACGCACTTCGATAGGGTTACTAAAGAGTTGGCCAATGACCATGGCCGATCTGGTAGACGGGCAATCTTGGTTAGCCTAATGATGTGCGGTGTGCAGGGTTATCCTGCTAGGGTGTTACTCGACACCTATTGGTCACCACAGATGTTGTTGGATCTGGAATGACAGTCGGACAGTCCAACATCTGGCGGATGTATGTCCGCCAAGCGTTGAGGGAGGCGCTCGACGAGCGCCGTCCATTCAGCCCACTAACCTACGAAGTAGAGAAGCGAAGACTCGAACGCTTACAAGTCCAACGCGCAACGTTCTGCGCAAAAGTCGACGGCTTTGAGTTCAGCAGACTCAAACGCTAACTAAAAGGGCTTCGGCCCTTTTGATACCAGTTATTTGTCGTCGCGGGCGTTAAGCGTGCGCGAGTCAAGCGGATCACTTAGCGTTTCAGACCCCGCTGAAACTTTACTTTAAGGCCTAGGGTCAGCTATAACTATTACATCAGGTAGGCAATTCGGTTTGCCTGATATTTCAAAATGCTTTATTAGGAGATATTATGTCTAAAGCAAAACAATCCGTC